ATGAGGCAACAGCACATTACCCAGCGTTCCCTTGCCTCAGAAATCGGACTGTCGTTTCAGCTTCTTAACGCAAAGCTCCATGGCCGCGCTAATTACACTTCGCGTGACCTTGTTCGTATTGCTGATTTCTTCGATGTGAGTCTCGACTACCTGACTGGCCGTTCCGATTACACGAAACCTTTGGAGGTTGTGTCTTGAGCAGTGAGAAAGTGCCCGTGCAGGTGTCCGCGCGCGAGGGCTACAAGGTGAAGAAGTCCCGTACCGGCAAGGCCGTCATGGTATTCGGCTTCCCGATGTCGTTGGAGGAGATGGACACGGTGCGGGCTGAGTTCGAGTCCCAGCTGGCCTATCAATCGCGCATCATGCGCGAGGATCGCATGATGAGGTTCTGATGGTCTCACAGGTCCCGTTGTTCCTTGTAATCGCTGAATCGTTGTTGGCTTTCCAGGCTTCGTCTTACCCCGAGCTCGCTGGTCCAGACGATGCCGATACGGAGATCAGCGCCGGGGATGTCGACAAGATTGGCTCTTCTGCCAGCCTCGCCTTCTTCGACGATCTCTTGTCGTATGAGCGTGCCGTCGAGGATGATCTGGCCTATAGGCGGCAGACTGTCGGCGTGCCCTTCGGCTATGACCTGATCCTTGAGTCTGACGAGTACATGAACGTCGTTTGCCGTGAGGCCGCACTGATTGCGGATCGTAAGAGCGGGCATGTGGGCATCGTACTCGGCCGTCCATTCGTAGACAGTCTGGTCGCGGCTGGCACTCAACGCTCGTTGGCTGATCAGGTTCGCGTTTTCACTTATCTGGTTCGCATTTCCTGCAAGCTCGTTGGCTCTCGTGGCGGCGTCACGGGATTCGGCGGCGATGCGGTTTGCTTCTTCCGCATGATTGTTGGCATCCTTCGCCGCCTCGTTCGCATTGTGCGTCTGGAAATACGCGACGAAGCCGACGACTACCGAAACGAGAAGCGCCAGTGCTGAAAGGATGTTATCGGCGTCAATACCGGCAATGATTTGGCCCCAGTTCACGATTCTTCCTTCCTCCGTCATCTGCGACGGTTGGTTTTTGTGCGATTCCCAGCTTACGCAGCCGGGGGAAGGAACCCTTTTCAACCATTCGACCGATGGAGGTTTGCCGTGGTTAGTCACATTCAGGTCACTCGCGAATCTGCCGAGTATTTCTGTGTTCGCCTGTTGGATCTCTATGGGCCGCGCGCTCATTTGAACGTAATCATCAGCGCCGATGACTTGAGTCAGTGGCGCGACCGGATCAATGAGGCTCTACAGGAGGTGGACAATGTCGGTGTTTGACCCTGAGTCCAGCAGCAACCGTTTCAGTGCGGAGTTCAAGCTGACCGGCGATGCGGGGAGCCCGTATGAGTTCGGTATCCGGTTCCGCGTGGATGGTGATTATTTCGCGGTTGATGGCCTGTCGATGGGTGACATGGTTCGTATCAATCGTGAGTTCGCCAGGGTTATCAGGGAGGCGAAGCATGCACGGGTTGTATAAATGCGTTCTCACGTTCTGTGCGGTGTTCGTGGGTTTGATTCTGGCCGTCATGGGTCTGTGGGCATTGGTCGGCGTCACCTGCCTGTGTGCGGGCATGGTGCTGGCGGATGTTCCCGAGCGTATCGGCGGGAGATATGGCCATGAGTAGGGGTGCTCCGAAGTCGATGGGTTACCGGTTCCAGTCGGTGCGCACCCGTGATGGCGTGATGCTGGTGGTCACGCCGTACACGGAGCGCGGCGACTGCATGGCGAAACTGTATGCGTTCACGCGCGAGGAGACGCGGGCGCTGATCTCGTGTCTGGATATCCTGCCGGACGGCCCCGAGTAGCCGTTTATTTGATATTCGGCGATGTATTCGCGTGTATTTTCTCGTATTTCCGCGTGCCCGACGCTATTCGGGTCACTTGAGAATGTAATGGCTGTGATGGCGCGTATGGCTACGCCTAGCCCTACCTATGCCCGCTGTGGTGGCGGGAAGCCGGCCGCATTGCAACTGCGGTACTTGCGAGACTAAGAGGTTGCCACCGACCCTATCCAGCCGCTGGTAAAGGCGGAATCGGGCAGCACTACCACGCGATTGTGTGGGGCTGGATTTGGGGACCATTCCCGGCAGGCTTCGGCCTGCTCTTGCAATCGACGGCCGACCGACCGAAAGCGAGACCCACTTGAGGATTTTCGGCCGAGATTTCGCGTTGCGCGTCTCGGCCGAGAATCTTCGGGTCTTGACCTCTCCAGCACTCCCTCCCAAAAGGGACATGAGAAACCAACGTAAGGGGTACGGATTATGAGCAGAGCAACGTTCGAGATGAATCTGAAGGACGCGGCCATCCGGTTGCTTCCGAAGCTGAACGAGTTCGTCCGGGCGAGGAAGACCACCGAGAGCTTTCTGGTGACCATCGAGCAGATCGCGCGCTGGGCCGGACTGACCAGACGCAACGGCCGCATCGATGATAACCAGGCGTACAGGATGATGATGTTGGCCGAATGCCCGGCCTCCAAGGTGCGCCGTTACGGCATGCGCTGCTGGGATGCGCGCGAGGCCATGCAGGCGTTGGCCCGGTGGACCGGCTCGTGGGCTTGGGTGGTGGACTGATGGCGCGAACGAATCCGAGCCTTGCCGAGGCGTTGAGCCCTTGGTCTGCTCCGCATGACGCGGCCGAACTGCTGGAGGGCTTCAGGCTGTCCATCAACGCCCTTGCCGACGAACAGCATACGGGGTTGCCCGATTCGATGCGCGTGTTGAAGGTCCTGCACCTGCGCAACGACATAGAACTGGCCGCATTGGGCGGCGACTGGCCGGCCATGGGAGTGCGTCGTCTGGGCGGCGCGTGGACGTTGGACGCACGCCAGTTCGACCTGTGGGCGCAGGGGCAGATAAGCGTATTCAGGCGCAGGGCCGAGGCGGCTCAGCCGACCGTGCAGATGCAGTCTCGCATGAGTTTGCTCTAGGAGGGATGATGGGGTATTTGACGACGGCCGAGGTGGCCGAACTGTTGAACGTGAAGCCGGATACGGTGCGCAAGTGGCGGCAGGAAGTGGGCAAGGGGCCGCGTTGGACGCGCTGGCCGGGCACGAGGCTGGTCCGGTACGAGAGCGCCGAGGTGGAAAGGTGGCGCCATGCCGGGCAGAAGGGATAGGCAACGTGTGCCGCCAGCCGTCTCGGCCGAGGTCATCGAGCGGTGGGGCAACGACTGCTGGCTGGGGATGCCCGGCTGCACGAACCACAGCGACACCACGGACCACATCGTGCCGCATATCGCGGGCGGGCCCACCGTACCGGCGAACCTTCGCCGCGCGTGCAAGCACTGCAACTCGCTTCGGGGCGACCGGACGCTTAACGGGTATGGCGCGCTTATCCACGCGGTCATCGGCCCTCCGGCTGGCGGTAAGTCAACGTACGTTGACATGCACCGGCAACCGGGGGCCGTGGTGCTGGACTTCGACGCACTGGCCAAGGCCATGATGCCGGGCTCGGACGCCGAGCACGTCACCGTGGAATGGGTGAGGCGTATGGCATCGGGGGCATGGTACGGGGCCTACCGGCACATGGTGCGCGTCACGGAACCGGTGGAGCTGTGGCTGGTGAAGACCCTGCCCTTCACGCCACGAAGCCCTCGGCTGCTGGACGAGTGGATAGCCCTGGACTATGACATCACGGTCTGCGACCCCGGCAAGCAGGAGGTGATGGACAGGCTCAGGGCGCGAGGCATGGACGTTGGTAAACGGTTGCAGGCCGGCGTGCTCCAGTGGTACCGGCAGGGCATCACTCAGACCGGCATCGATGCGAGGCTCAAGGCTCGCAGGTCAAGGCTCGCGGCCCTCGGGCTCGCCAACGGACCCGATGCCGGCCTGATCGGCTCGCAACCGGCGCGGCCGGCATGGTGACCGTCGTTTTTTTGAGAAGCGAAGCGAAGGAACACCCCGCGCCCACCGTTTTTGGTTCCCCACAAAACAATAAAAAAAGCCCGAAAATAGGGACGGCACCCCAAAATCAGGCTATGAAAATGCTTCAAACAGGGAATATACACCATTACTGTGATTGGAGCAATTTCTCATGGCAGGTTTCGAGGGCTTGGAGAACGCGGGACTGATCGAAGGACCGCAGGAAAAGGCGACACGGGAGTTCATCAAGGAGTACCGGGACGGCAAGGCCGAGAACCCGATGGCCGACTTCATCTATTCATCGATGCTGAGCATCGCCCGCAACATCGACGTGCAGAACGCGCGCGGCCGCGAGATAAGCCGCAACATGACCAGTCTTCTGGGCTATATCCAACAGCTCGAGGGCATGTACGACACGATGGACGAAGACCCCGAAATCACCGAACTGCTGGGCAAGGCGGCGCGATGAACCACGACCAGCCGCCATCCTTGCAACCGCGTCACGCGACCGCGCGTAACCAGGAACGCGCCACCGACGGCGCTCTCGTGGCCAGGTTCAGCGAACTGCTGGGTAAGCCACTCATCCCGTGGCAACGCCAGGTCATCGATGTCATCAGCGAGATCGACCCGTCCACCGGCACCTACTGGTACGACGAACTCGTGCTCACCGTCCAACGACAGGCGGGCAAGACTACCATCACCAAAAGCTACGACGTGCGCAACTCGTTGTGGGGGCCGGACCGCAAGACCTGGTATCTCGCCCAGACCGGCAAGGACGCCAACGACCAGTTTCGTGATTTCGTCAAATCATGGCGCAAATCGAGACTGCGGAAACTCGCCAAACCACCCCGCCTGAGCAACGGCAGCATGGCCTTGGAGTTCAAGAACGGCAGCCAGCTGAGGCCGGGCGGCGCGACCGAGGCGGCCGGCCACGGCGTGCAGGGCGACCTGATCAACGTGGACGAGGTATGGAGCCTGTCAAAACAACAGGCGAAGAACCTCAAGGACGGTTTCATCCCCACGACCACCACGCGCCTGAAGCTCACCGGCGTGAGACCGCAGATATGGTGGACGAGCACGGAGGGCAACGCCAGCAGCGAGTATTTCAACGACCGCCTGGACAGGCTGAGGGCCGGCGATATCCCCGACCGTACCGCGTTCTTTGATTTCGGCATACCGTTCGATGCCGACCCGGAGGATCTCGAAACCATATGGCGATATCACCCGGGGGCCGGTTATTTGTTCGATTTCGACCAATTGGCCGGGTTCCGCCGTCAGTTCGACGACGACGCGGAGGGTTGGGCGAGGGCGTTCGGCAACATCCGCGACGCCGGCAGCACAGACAGGGCCATCGACTCCCTGCTGTGGGCCGACACCATGGACGAGCCGGTCACGCCGGAGCATGGGATGCGCGTGTGCTTCGGCGTGGGCGTGCCCCTGGACGCGACCCACACGGTGATAGCCGCCTGCATCGGCGTTGGCGGGGGACGGCCGCCGCTCGTGCAGATCGTTGACGACCTGCCGGGCACCGGCGAATCGCCCGCGAGACTGCTGGCCCTCCAAAACGACTACAGGGCACCGGTATGCATCGACCCGCGCGGCCCCTCCGCCGCCTTGGCCGATGTGCTCGCCAATGCCCATGACCCGCACACGTTCGAGCGCGTCTACCGGCTGTCGGACATGAGGGCGGCAGATGCGGTGACGGCCCCGCAATCGTTCGTAAGCGCGTTGGAGCAACATAATCTCACGCACGCCTCGGACAGGCTGGCCGACGAGCAGGTGTGCAGGGCCACGAAACGCAAGAGCGGCGACGCATGGCTGTGGAACCGTTCGGCCGGCGACGTGAGCGCGTTGGAGGCCATGACGATGGCCTACTGGGGATACATGCACCTGCCCGAATGGGAGGCCGACGATATCCAGGTCTTCTGACGACATGCCGCTGGATGCCGCCCAATGCCGCTGGATGCCGCATCGTCATGGACAGAACCAGCCGCGCCGGTGCATGGTTGGGGCCATGAATCTCGTGGAACGCCTGCTCAACCGGATGGCGCCGGCCTACCGCGCGGCCACCGGACCGGAAGGCCCGCTGACGACCCCGCCGGCCCGTACCCCGGCCGACCGCGACGTGCTGCACTACAGCACCGTGTTTCGCGCCGTCCAGATTCTGGAGACCAGCATCGCGGGGCTGCCCCTTCGTCAGTTGCGCGATGGCGTGGAGATCGTACCCCAACTGCCGATAATCTCCCGCCCCGACCCCAACCGTCATCGCAGCGAGTTCGTCCGTCTGACCGTGGGCGACATGGTGGTGCGGGGCGAGGCGTTCTGGCTGAAATTGAGAGGCCTGGACGGCACCGTGAAAGGTCTGCGCGTGCTGCCCGCCTCGTTGGTGAGCATCACGGACCTGAGCGGCGACCCCGCGAACCCGTGGAAGCAATACGGGTACATGGGCAACGTCTACCGCGATGAAGATATCCTTCACCTGCCGTTCGTGAGCATTCCCGGCAGACTGCATGGACTGGGACCCGTGGAGGCCGGCCGCGCGGAAATCAACGGTGCCATGGACGCGAGGGACGCGAAGGCGATGTGGTTCGACGAGCCAGCCCAGCCTTCCGGCATCCTCTCCACGGACAAGATGATCAACGACGAAATCGCCACCAACACCAAGCAACGGTTCGAGAAGAACATGAAGGGCGTCAAGGTCATCGGCGGGGGCATGACCTACACGCCGTTGCTGCTCAGCCCGTCCGACATGCAGTATCTGGAAACCCAGAAATTCGACACCACCCTGCTTTCCCGACTGTTCGGCATCCCGCCCAAGCTCATGCTCGCCGAATCCGGTTCGAGCCTGACCTACAGCAACGTGGAACAGGAATGGAGCCAGTTCGCTGACTTCACCCTCAACGCCTACGTGCAGCCGATGAAGGACGCGCTGAGCATGGTGATACCACGCGGCCAGACCATCGATTTCGGCTGGGACTCGTTCCGCCGTTCGGACACGAAAACCCGCATGGAGACCTACAAGATCGCTATCGAGGCCGGCGTGATGACCGTGGACGAAGCCCGCTCAAGGGAGAACATGCCCCCGCTCGGAGGCTCACAGGAAGGAACAAACACCGATGAAGCATGAAATCGGATTCAAGGGGCGAATGCTCGCCCGCTCCGAGGACGACGGTGACGGGCGCACCATCGAGGGCGTGGCCGTGCCGTTCGGCGACGTCATCGACGTGTGGGGCGAACGCGAGACCTTCGACCCCGACACCGTCTTCGAGGGGCTCGACTCCGCGAAGCTCTACTACCAGCACGACACCCTTATCGGCTCCATCACATCCGGCGAGAACCGCGAGGACGGCCTGCACATCACCGCGCGCATCGCGGACACCCAGCAGGGGCGCGACGCCGTGGCCCTGCTGGACGAGGGGGCCCTGGATTCGCTCAGTGTGGGCTTCGTTCCCATCGAGGACCGGAAGGACAAGGACGGCGTGACCCATCGCAGGAAGGTCCGGCTCTTGGAGACCAGCCTCGTGAGCTGGCCGGCCTATGAAAACGCGAAACTCACCAACCATCGCAACAACAATCAGGAGGAAACCCCAATGACCGAACAGGCCGAGAAATGGACCGAAGCCCTGGCCAAGCTCACCAACCGCCAGGACGAACAGGCCGAGATTCTGCGCGGCATCGAGACCACGCTGACCAGCCGTCTCAATCAGCAGCGCGGCACGTCGCCGCTGGGCGAATACCACAGCCAGGGCGAACTGCTCAAGGCGCTGGTGTCCGACGACACCGGCAAGGCCGAAGCGGCTCGGGAAGCCTACAATGCGCTGTTGTCCCGTGACTACACCGGTTCCGTAGTGGCGGACGCCGACCCGCAACCCACCTGGATCGCCGACCGCATCCGCATTCTGGAGCAGAAACGCAAGATCGCCACGCTGCTCACCCATCAGCCCCTGCCGGCGGAGGGAATGAGCATGAGCTATCTCGTGCTCAAATCCGACACGCACACCGTCGCCAAGCAGGCGAAGGAAGGCGACCCGCTGCCCTTCGGCAAGGTCACGTTCGGCGACGAATCCGCCGTCATCGACACATACGGCGGCTACGGCGACCTGAGCCGCCAGCGCATCGAACGCATGCCCGTGGGGGACGTGAGCTTCGAGATGCGTTGCCTGACCGCGGCCTACGCCCGCGCCACCGAGAACGCGGCCCGAACCGCGCTCTACGGTTCCATCGAAGCCATTGGCGACACGGACAAACTGGCCGTGGGAAAGACCGCCGATGCTCTGAAGCCCAACGACTGGATCGATCTCATCATCGACGCATCGGCCAAGTTCGACGACGTGAACGCAACCCTGGACTACATCGGCGTGAGCCCGGACGTGTTCAAGGCCATCGCGCACCTGACCGACGAGGGCAACCGTTTCCTGGACGTCTCCGGCCAAGGCTCGGACACGCTCGGCTCGCTCGACCCGGCATCAATCAGCGGCCGACTGCTCCGCCAGGACGTGCGTATGCTCGATGGCGCGCCGAACGGCACCGTGGTGTTCATGGACAAGAGCGCCGTGACCATGTGGGAGTCCAACGGCTCCCCGTTCCAGCTCCAGGCCGACAACATCATCAACCTGACCCGCCAGTTCAGCGTCTACGGCTACGCCGCGTTCGGCACCACGTTCAAGCAGGGCATCCTGCCCGTCAAGTTCGCCGCCGCCTGACCATGAGCGACACCGAACAGGACCCGCTCACCAGCAGACTGGCCTATCTCGCCGGGACCATGGACGATGACGACAGGCCCACGCTATCGGACATGCTGAAGACCGCGCGCGCATACCTCGCCCCACACATCGCCGGCTACACACTGGCCCAACCACTGCTCGATGACGTGGTGCTTGGCATCTCCCTCGATCTATGGCAGGCGAAGGACGCGCGCAACGGCATCGTCGGCCTGACCGTGGACGGCGTGGAACCGTTCAGAATCAGCACCGACCCGATGCGCAGCGCATGGCCGAAACTGCGCGCCGCCGGCATACCCGCCGGCATGGGGGTGTCATGAGCGACTACGACAACACGGTCGCCGAACTGACCGAAAAGCTCACGGGGCTCGGCGGCATCGTCACACAGGTGACCGACGATCCCACGCTGGTCAAACCCTCACCGGGCAAGGCCAGCATCTGGATAGAACCACCTGATTTCACATGGGAGGGATGGCACCCCTACCCGCCGGAAATCACCATCAAGCTCATGGTCACGGCCGGCACCCCCACCACCCAGCAGAAGGCCATCCCCCTCATCATGCAGGTGCTCGAACTCATGCACCAGGAGAACCTGCCCCTGCGCAGCGCCACCGCCTCAGGCTTCAACCTCGCCGACGCGGGCACGCTCGCCGCATACGAAGTCACTTTGAACGCCATCTAACACGAAAGGAAACAACCATGGCAGACAAGATTCGCACCCTGGGACCGGGAAGCCTGGTCATCGGTGCCGCCGACGACCAGCGCAGGCTCGACGTGGACTGCACGAGCGTGGAGCTCGCCCCCGACAATTCCAGCGAGGACCCCGACACCTACCTTGATGGGCACGAGGAAGGCGGGGAGCTCACCTCCACCTGGAAGCTGTCGGGCAGCATCGGCGAGGACTACAGCATGGAGGGCGCGCAGGTGTGGTGTCTGAACCACGCCGGAGAGCGGAAGACCGCCAAGTTCATACCGAACAACAAGGGCTCCCTCCAACTGGACATGACCGTGACCATCGCGCCCATCGCGTTCGGCGGCGACGTGAAGACCCGCAACAAGAAGGACTTCGAGTTCTCGGCCACCAACGTGAAGGCCAGCGCCTACACGGCCACGGCCAGCGCGTGATGGCCGACAAGGCGTTGTACGTGGTCGGCCAGAAACGGTTCGTGGCCACGATGCGCAAGGCCGGCGCCGACCTCAAACAGCTCAAGGAGGTCAACCGGCAGGCGGCGGGCGTCGCACTGCCGGCGGTCAAGGCACTC